AATTAAAACGTGAGTTAAACGAAGTTGTTGAAGGTGAAACCTCTGTGGGGCAAGAACTTTTAGCACACGCTCGTGATTCTCACCCAGACGTAGAAGCGTTTGTCGATAAGTTAATGAATGCTCGTAAAGGACTAATCGGTCCTCAAGACTTTAAAGCAGTATCAGAGATCATGTCTCGGAGACTAGCAGAGAGAGCACCAGTAACTCAAAAGTTCGTACAATTCTGGAAGGAAGCTGCTAAAGCTTACGTTGATGAAACTCAAAAGGTCGATGTGCCTTGGGTAACATTTGATGGTAAGACTTTATACCAGAGATACAGACCTAAAATCCAAACTAGCATTGAATTCTTTGATAAAGAAGCTGGTAGGATGGTCCGTAACATTTACGAAGATCGAGCAGAAGATGCTTCACTTCTAGGAAAATCAAGCCTGATGAGGGCAGGTATTGGCATGGGGGTTAATGGTAACCACATGAACGATGCTACTATTGTAAGAAGATTCCATTTATGGGGTCGTAAAAATGGTGTTGAAACCGCAACGATTCACGATGCGTTCTTCACAAACATCGGACTTGCAGCAAAGTCCAAAGTAGCTCTTAGAGAAATCTATGCAGATGCTTTAGAAGGTGACACAATAGAAAAAACACTACTGGCACTGAAGGCTGAAGGTCTGTCTAACAAGACATACAAACAGCTTCGCCAAAAGGCTATTGAGGATGGCTTAATTAATCCTCGCAACAAAATTACGAGAAAAGATATACTAGCTCCTATACCTAAAGGTATGGATTGGTATGGTATTGGACCGTAAGAGTTTAAGTTTGTAACTAAACCCTAAAAATTAAAATTAAAATGGCTGTGCCAAAGGAAAACAAAGATGAAAGTAGATAAGTTCGGAAACAAAGAGTTCCTCGATGATGGTACCACACCTAACCCAGAGTTTCAAGCCGATCAGGTTGACAATGGCGGAGGCGGTGCTAACAATAAAGATACAGAAGACATGATTAACCGTTTGGTTGAAGAGCGTCTTGCTAAAGTTAAACAAAGTTTAGATAAAGCATACCAAGAGCGTGATGCTGCCGTAAGGGAGCGTGTTCGTTTGGAAGATGAAGCTAAACAACGTAAAATGAAGTCTTTAGAGGATGAAGGTAAGCATAAAGAGGTTGCCGAGATGAAGCTCGCAGAACTCACTGAGAAGCTTGCGTTAGCCGAAAGCAGAGTAACTGAACTCACTAGAGATGGTGCAGTTCGTAATGCATTAACTAGCCTTGATTTCCGTAATGAGCGATCTAGCCAAATGGCTTATCGTGATATTATCGATCAACTCATCCAAGATCCAGAGACTGGTGCATGGATTCATAAATCAGGTGTATCAATCAAAGATTTTGTAGGACAATATGTAAAGAATGAAGATAATTCTTTCCTATTTAAACCTAAATCTAATTCAGGGGGTGGAAGTAACAATATGAACGGTACTCCCAAACTCGATCCCAACAAGAAGATTACTGAAATGACTACTGAGGAAGTGTTAGCACTTGCTGCAGGTGGAAAGCTTGGTAGCTTCACCCTTTAAAATCATAGGAGATTTTTTAAATGATTAATCATACAATGTTCCAAAACGTAGCTATTGCTATTTCTGCATACGCTGACGAAATGTACACCAATGCCAAGAAGCTTAACAGCACTGGTATTGTTGGTACTGATGCCCGTATTGACCCAACAGGCGAGAGCTTCATTGGTCAAATGCGTTGGTACAAGCCTTTGGCAGCTAACATTAACGTTGCTAGCCTTTCTGTTGCTAACGAAGGTAGCTACACTGATGTGTCTACTGAAATTGCTGACTACATCAAGACAGTCCGTACATTCGGTTCACAACAAGTTAACCTTCAACAAGTTGTTTCCCAACAAGACGGTTTGGCCAAGATTGCCCGTGACTTCTCTGAAGTTCGTGGTCAAGACGAATCTGACGCTATTGTGTCTACCCTCAAGGGCGTAGCCGCTTATGAAGTGTCTCGTGGCGCTGGTATCGTTGATTACGGTACAGACGCTGATGGCGCTGGTGTTGGTAACTTCGTTGATATCAATGCTGCTGGTGTGTTCGGTGCTGCTGCTGCTACCTCTGCTTCTGATCAGCGTAAATTGTTTGACGCTACAGCTATTGGTGCTGCCCGTGGTCAACGTTTGTTCCAAGCTCTCGGTATGGCATTCAAAGACTATGAGCCAGACTTCATGTACATGATCACTTCACCAGAAGTGTTGGCTGAGTTGCGTGCTGCTAACTTGGTTGATGTTACAACTGTTACCGATGGTAACTTGACATTCCAAACCGTATTCGGTGGTAAGTTCCGTTTGATCTTGAGCCGTGTTGCTCAAGGCGACTTGTCTGCTTCTGCTAACGTGAATGATCGTTCTACAAAGACCACATTCATCTGCAAGCCAGGTGCTATCAGCTTTACAAACATTGCTGTTCCTACACCTGTTGAAGTTGATCGTTCAGCTGCTTCTTATACTGGCGGTGGTTCTACCTCTATCTGGTATCGTTATGGCTTCGTTGTGCACCCAATGGGTTACGACTGGGCTGGCGCTACTAACGCCTTCGCTACTAACGCAGCCTTTGCAACCGCTGGTTCATGGGCACGTAAAATGAGCGCATTGAACTTGGGTATTCTGCCTATTCTCCACGCTTAATCCATTAGGAGGAACTGATGGCACTAGTCCTAGGTACAAACACATATGTAACTATGGTCGAAGCTGATGCATACTTTGATACTCGCATTGATGCGGGTGCATGGTTAAATGCTCAGGATGACGATCAGGAGTCAGCATTAGTGACCGCAACTCTTTTACTTGATGAAAATCAATTTATTGGTGTTGCTGTCAGTTCCACACAGAGTCTTGCTTGGCCTCGTAAAGGGGCCTCAACTTTTGATCCTAGATTAGGACAGAGTATTACTTATAGTGAATCTGAAATTCCTAAAAGAATGAAACAAGCTGTTTTGGAAATGGCTTATCATTTGTTGTCTAATGAAAATTTGTTAGATAATAAATCTCAAAACTTTGAAGAAATTTCTATCGGTACAATTACATTGAAAGATAGTAATAATGACACAACTAGAACCCCAGTAGTTCCTAGTCTTGTCAGAAAATACCTAAAACCACTTTTAGTAAATCAAGGTTCTACTCAATGGTGGAGGGCAAATTAAATGTCCCTCAAATCAAAAGTACAAGGATCCGTAGATACTGCCTTTGAAAAATTAAAAGATCTATCTGTATCTGTTACTTTTGACAATAAAATCGTTAGTGGATTTAGCTTTAGCTCTGGCTCAATAATTAAGACAGATGAGACTTATACAACCTTTGGTTTTTTAAGTACATCTAAAACTTATGAGGCTGGAATACCTGTAACAACAACATCTCTCACAATCAAGAATGATAATACAATCAACTTTAGTCGTTACTCTAGGGTAACAATTAACTCAGTTGAATATGGTTGTAATATCATTTCAAAGGATGAGTTTATTGTTGTTCTCTCTTTAGCGGGAGTTTAACATGTATAATAAACTAAGAACCGACATCTATGGAGTATTTGCTTCAGCACCTTGGATTGCTACTACATATAAAACATACCCTGATAATTACAGTGGAGCTATTGATAGTTCTACTTCATTTATTAGAGTATCTATATTGCCTGGTAATTCAACAGTTGATGCTCATGGTCTTAAGAAGAAATTCTCTGGAATGCTAATTCTTTCGATCTTTGTTAAAGCAGGAAACGGTGATACTGAACTGTTCAATATTGCTGATTCAATAGACTCATTTTTCCAAGGAAAGACTTTGGCAAATGGAACCCAATTTGGTACAAGCTCTTTAATGAAGCTTGGCCTTGATCCCGCAGATAAATCTCTTTATCGTGGTGATTATTCAATAAATTTTAAAGCTTATGGAGATTAAATAACATGGCACATATTACATCAATTGGCGCTGGTATCTATTCTGCTCTCGCAGTTAATACTACCGCTATTACTTCTACTACTGCAGTTGATACACTTGCAGAATTGGTAGCATTGTTTGCTGATGATACAGCATTCAAAGAAGTCAAAAACGTTCGTGAGTTCCCACAGATTGGTACTCCTGCTAACATTGTCAACGTACCAGTTTATGGTTCTAAGACATCACAGCAGATTCAAGGTCAATCTGACGCTCCTAACTTGGAAGTGACAATTAACTATATTCCTTCCGAGTGGGATCCTACAGTTGTAGGCGGCCTAGGTGCTAAAGTTGGTGACGGTAAGCAGTATGCTTTCCAGTTCTCCCTCTTGAACTCTAAGCCAGCTAGCCTTGAGACCACTTCTACTGGTCTTGGTGCTACTGCTAATTCTAACTTCTACTTTGTTGGTAAGTTGGAAGCTTTGCTGGTAAGCCCACAGTTGACTGATGCTAACCAAGCAACTTTGACTCTGTCTATTCAGAGTGAGTTCTTTGGCCCAGCTACAGTTGCTCCGGTCTAAATAACTTAGGAGGGTAATTCCTCCTTTTACCAGGGGACGCTAAAGAGAGATCTGAGGCCTCCCCTAGGTAGTATTAATAGTATTAAGGATAATTATGGTTGATAATAAAGAAGATAAACCACCATTCAGTAAATCATTTGTTATGAAAACTACATTTCGTCATATGAGACGTAGTGTTGATATCAGTATTCGTAAATCATTTGAAAGGTTTCAAGACTTTGATAAAGATAGCGAAGTAGGAAAAGAAATTATGGAGACACTATCTGTGTTACATACAGTACGTAAAGTTCTAGATGATTTTCAAGAAAATAATAAACATCTATTCATTGATAATAAGTAAAAAGGAAAAATATGAAACATTTAGTTGGTAAAAAGATTAGTAAAAAAGTAGACTTCATGGGCGATAAAGTTGAGATTAAAAAGCTCACAGTCAAAGAAGTTCTAGATATCCAAGAGGCTACAAAGAATACCTCTGAGGATGATCAGGTTAACACGCTTCGTGTGATTATTCGTTCAGCTGTAGTTGGAGCTGATGAATTGTCAGATGAGGATATTGCGACATTTCCACTAGAAGAGCTAACATCACTTTCAGCAGAGATTGTTAAGTATTCTGGTATGGTAGGTCCAGCCGAGGGAAACTAACTCCTGAAGAGCTGACTGTTTATGAATTGGCATATCACTTACATATGCCTGTTTACAAAATCCTAGATGAAATGCCCTATGAGGAATTTATAGGATGGAATCAGTTCTTCGCATCAAGACCTGTGGGATGGAGAGAAGACTACCGCACATCCTTGTTGCTTAATGCGCAAGGTGTTAAAAAGAAAGGTTCTGAAATTTTTGAATCATTGAAAACTCTAGAGAGAAAATCTAAATCAGCGATTACTCCTGGTTTCTTGAAACTTCTAAAAGAAGCAAATGGTGCAAAAGATTGGAATCCCACTATAGAATGAGGTAACTATGAGTTTAAGCTTAAAAGTAAATTTTGATAAAGAAATCAGAAGGATTGAAAAGGAAGCTGTTAAAATAGCTGAGGGTACTATCCAAGAAAGAACACGGTTTACTACTGAGGCATTAAAGTCAGTTACTCCTGTAGATACAGGTTATGCAGCTAGTAGGTGGAAATATGAAATGGTTAAAATAAACGGTGAACTTGTTGGTAAGATAGATAATGATGCGCCATACATTGGTATATTGAATACTGGTTATTCAAAGCAAGCACCACCATTTTTCATTGAACAAGTGCTACTTACTATTGGTGAAGTTTCGGCACCAGTAAATTTTAGCGAGAAATAAAATAATAGCCCTAAGATGGCCTCTAATACTGAGGATTCATTTTAGGGCTTTTTTATTATGGAGAACAAAATATGTCAGTAGAAATTAAAGTCACGGCAGACACGAGAAAGGCATCTGACGACATAAATAGGCTAAGAGGCTTATTGAAAAAAGTACAAGATGAAGCCATTAAGAATAACAAAAAGGCAAAGATATTAGATGTAGATATTGAGCAATCAAAGCTCACTAACTTAAATAAAACAGTACAAAGTTTAACATCTAAATTACAAAGAAATTCACAATATAAATTGTTTGATGCAAAAGCTTTAGAGGCTAGCGTTACTCAAACAGATCAAATAAATAAAAATCTTAGCAGTATTAATAACTCTGCTTTGAGAGTTGGTAATACCCTTAAGTCAGCTTTTGCCGTAGCGACAGTAGGTGTATTCGGAAGCTCTTTGTTAAAGACAGCTCAACAGTTTGATGGATTAAGAACTAGGTTGAATGTCGCAACAGGTTCAATCATAAGAGCACAAAAGGCTTTCTCTGACATCCAAAGATTTGCAGCAGAGACTAAATTTAGTGTAGATGCATTAACTGATTCTTATGCAAGACTGGCCAACACTGGTAGTGATTTATTAAACTCAAATACTAAGGTGTTAAATGGCTTAGAAGCTATTGCAAATGCTATTACTGCAGTTGGCGGTGGAGATTATGAGATCCAACGAGTAGCAGAGGCGTTTGCTCGTATGGCAGCTGAAGGTCGTGTTACATATGAACGCCTAGAGCCATTAACCACAGCAGGTATTAGCTTACAAAGGATTGCTGCAGCGTCTGGAAAATCCTGGTCTGAATGGACAAGGGTTATGGGTGAAGGCAACTTGACCTTTGATGAGGTTTATACCGCTTTCTATAAGCTCACAACAACCACTAAAGAATTTGGTGGACTTGCTAGAAAACAAACAAATAGCCTTTCTGGAGCGTTCTCAAATCTTGGAGACTCCATAAAGAACTTACAAGACATTGTTGTAAACAGCACTGGTCTAAAGAAAATTATTATTAGTGTTGTAAATTCAATTACATCAGGTATAAAATCAATAACTAACTTTATTGAATATGATTTAAATAGGTCAATAAGACAATTTAGATTGTTTATGTTAGATCTAGATATTGCACTGACTTCAGGTAGCAAATCTATATCAGACTTTATTAATAAAGCAAAAAGTTTAGATGTTAAGAGTTTCTTACCAGACTTAAGCAAGTACTCATTAAATTTAAACGACTATCTACCTAAACTGAATACTGTACAAGAAAAGATTGCAGACTTTGGTAAGTTTGTTATCAAAGTATTTTATAATATCTGGGATGTGATTGTAGGAAATTCTTATTGGCCAGACACAATCGAAGGTATTGCAAACTGGGCTAATAGGCTTTATGGAATGGCTTCCCCAGGTATTGATAAATTTGCTAATTATGCAAAAGATGTATTTGAAGATCTCAGGAATGTATTTAGTCTATGGCAAGATAAAATCTCAATAGAAATTGAATACATTCAGGATGTAGGTGCATTACAGTATATTAAAGAATTATTTGAAGATATTGTCACTGCAGTAAAGAATTTAGGTAACTCAGGTTTAGAGGCTGCAGCTAAAATTATTGATTATTCTTTTGACTCAATTGGTAGAGGAATTAAGAGACTTAGTGAATTCTCTAAATCAGCCAGTGGAGAAGTGTTTAATCAATTTGCAGATGCAATGTCAAAGCTCCTGGGTGTATTTATTCCTGGTCTTAGGGAGATGCCACAGCTAGCAGCTAAACTTCAGGCTGCATTAGCTAAGATGGATGCATCTAAATTTGATGTGTCCTTTAAAGAATTTAAGTTAGACGTTCAACAAAAGTTTAATGCTATATCAACTAGGACTCTAGAGGAAAACTTAGCAATAACAGTTGAAAATACACTTGCATTGTTAGACAAGGGTCTTGCTAATACAGAAACATTTAATAAAGGTTTTACTAGTATCGGTGAAACATTTGGTCGTATTATTCGTAGAGCTACAACAGATAACCTAAAGACTACATTCCAAGAAGATTTACAAGATATTATTATTGCAGCATTCTTAGTTGCTTTTAATAAAGGATTTAGACAAATTGCAATTGCAACCTTAATATTTAAAGTTGCATTCGGTGAAGATGCAAGCTTTGTTGATGGACTAAATAGTATTAAGAAGCAAATTACCGACTTTGGTAATTCAATACTTAAAGGATTAGGTATTGAAGGCTTTATGCCTAGCTCTGGTGGATTTATTGTAGGTTTATTATTTGGTGCTGCGGCTTTAGGTATTGCCTCCGGAAAGATGATGGCCCTAGTTGGGGTTGTGAGTAAAGAACTTTTAAACTTCTTTATTCTGAAAAAGATTTTCGGAAATGACCAACAAGCAGCTGCAACCCCAGGAGCACAAGCTGCTGGTAGTACTATGGGTAAAGCATTTAAAATTGGATTTTCTGCAGTTGCAGGTATTGCTGCTTTATTTATTGGCTCCCATCTAGCAGATGCTATTGCAGAATCACTTGGTGTTGAAAATACCTTTTATCATTTAGGTCTTACTGCAGGTGCTATCTTCTTGACAGGTTGGGTAATAACCGCTAGTGCTAGTGCCTTTGGTACATGGGCAGCTACAGTGGCTGGACCTGCTATTATTATGGGCTTAAAGAGATTAGCCATAGCTGCGGTGTTCTCTGCATCTATGTTCCCCGCTGGTGCTGCTATCATCTCTGCTGTTGGAACTATGGTTGCTGCTATTGCAGCGGCTTTTACTTTACCTGTATTACTAACCGCATTAGGTATTGCCGCAGGTAGTTCAATTATTTACTATGCATTATTCGGTGATAAGGATGCAAAGGGTATTGAAGGTAGAGTTACTAGATTTGCATATTGGCTTGGGGATACTTTTAAGGCCATGACTATGACACTAGGAAATATTGCGGGAACTATCTTTGATTCTATTATAAATGGAATAAAGAATGGTTTTGGTTATATCTTTGATAGAGCAAAAGATTTAAAGAATTTCTTATTTGATAAATCTTTTAAACAACCTAAGGCAGAGATAAATCCACAACAGCGGAGAGCTAATGGTGGGCGTATTAGTGGCCCAGGAACTGGTAGATCTGATTCTATTATGGCTCGCTTGTCTAATGGTGAGTTTGTAGTCAATGCTAAAGCAACTTCTGAAAACCTTCCTTTGTTGCAACAAATTAACAGAGGAATGCCCGCCTTTAAATTAGGTGGACTAGTTGATGTAGACTTTCTACGAAGAGAAGAAAATGGTCCTTCTGGAAAGCCAATAACTAAAGGTTATATTCCTAAGAAAGGAAGCACTTCTGGTGTAACTATTGCTACTGGATTAGACTTAGGTCAACAGAACTTAGGTTCACTGAGAGAAATGGATATCTCTCCTACTTTAAGAATTAAGTTCTTACCTTATCTAGGCAAGAAAGGCAAAGAGGCTGCTAATATATTGGCTAGAAAGCCTTTAGAAATAACTGCAGAAGAAGCTAGAGATACAGAAGAGAAAACTATTGAAAAATATGTTGAGTATACTCAGAATCAATTCAGAGAAATTTCTAGGAAAGTTAAAGGTCCTTCGTTTGAAAGTTTACCAAAGCCGGTAAGAACTGCTTTATTCTCAACAGTATTCCATAAAGGCAATATTACAAGGAATGAAGGATACTCTGCTGCTTTAGCTTCTGCAAGAGGAGACTTTGCCTTAGCTGCAAAAGTCTATGAGGATTGGGCAAAGGCTGATAAGAAAGGTTTTGGCGGAAGAAGAGCTAGAGAAGCTGCATTGTTTAGGTCAGCTATACCTAACAATATTCTTGATAAAGATAAGAATTTACCAGCTATTAAAGAAATAGAAAAGAAGAAGGAAGAAATACAAAAGCAAGAACCAAAAGGCTTTTTAGAGAGATGGTTTGAGCCTCTATTTACTTCTGGATTGTTTACTGATAAAACATTAAATGTAATAGATAAAGTA